GAAATCCATTCCGCAACTTCAGCTTTATATTCTGTTGTTGCGTAAGTTCCTTGATATACTTCCTCATCAACAATATAAGTTCCACTTCCGGACCCCATTGTGAAGTCTACTGAATAGGAATGTAATCTTTCAAGTTTATCAATATCTTCAATACCAGTATCAAATTTTTGATCTGTATATTCAAATAGAACACACTTCATATCATATCCTTGAAGTGCTCCTGTTTGATAAAAAATATCTCCGTATGGTTGATCTGCTACTGTTATAATTTCAAACAAACCTCCAACCATTGGAAAGTAAATCAAATCACCTTCTTTTGGAATTCTGTCTCTACCATCTGCAATATCTTCTGTCGTGGAAAATCCAAGTTCCTGATATCTTCGTACTGCTACTGTAAATGTAATTTCATCGTGAATTTCTAAACCAAATCTAGAAATAACATCAACTTCACCAGAAAATCCATCTACATCCTTAATATAAATTTCAATTAATCGGGCATCATTAAATTCAGAATATGTATCATCACCCATTAGTTTATCTTCACTAACCAATGTGCGAGGAATATAATACATATCTTGTCCAAACATTTTAATGGACTCAACAAATAAATCTTCGATTAATCCTTGATCTGCTTTTGAACCAAAATTATTGAAATATGGGTTTGTTGCCATTATTATCCTATTAGATGATCTACAGGTAATTCGTAACGTAATTGCATTTCTTCACCAATCTTATCTAGTTCTTCCTTTGCATCATCATACATTTGTCTACCATTCATTGTTACTCCACCTGGTAATTGCATACCTTCAAACTTAATAAGATTTTGGCCCCATTGCTGTTTCATCAATGCAGTATTATATCTCTTGAGAAACATATCACCCCAAACATCTGTATATGTAGCTGGATCAATAATTTTATCTACTTCAACAATAATAAAATCATCTATATCAGCATCCGCGCCCCAAGAAATATCAAGAAATAATTTATCTTGATGGCGATTATATCTAAACATAGGAGTCCCTGTAAACATTTCATTAATTAACGACAAATGTTGTTGGGAAATTTCAAAATTTACTAAACTTGTTCCTAATTGATGCATTTCAGCTAGGGCAAATTGATACTTAGAGGAAAACATAGAATTGGATCTAGAATTATCATAGAAAGGAATAATTCTTCGAACTCCAATAATTGCCTCGGCTATAGTTATGTATTTATTATCAAAATCTCCGATTGCTGTAGCAGTCGATGAATGGGTTGTTGCTGTTGCTGAACTAGAATTACCTGTAATGGTTTCGCCAGTTGAAAAGGTAGTAGTAGTATTTGCATAAAACGTATTACCATCTCCACCCGATTTAACTTCAGGGTCCTTATATCTTAAAGTAGTATTAGCACTATGATATGCATGTACTATTGCTTGTACACCACTCGTTCCTCCAGTAATTACTTCTCCATCTGTAAAAGTTCCGGAGGGAGAACCTGCTAATTTGAGAGTAGATCCTGATATTTGATGTTTTAAGTATGTATTTTCAGTTGCATCAAAATGATATTCTTGGTAAAATTGTAAAGAATCATCGATGCAATCTTCTACTTGATCATCATCAATATTTAATTCTACTACTGGCCATCCAAGTTTCCGTTTACAATAATCTTTAAAAGTTGATCTAGTAGTTGGTTGAGTCATTTCGTTGCCTCTGCAGATAATGTTATAATGCCTTCCGCTAATCTTTCTACTATTGTACCACCTGATTGAGTATATTCAACATCAAAAAGGTAGTTTCCAGGAGTAACAGCCGCAGTCTGTGTTGCAGTCAACGAAAGTGTTACGTTTGATCCTGCTACTGCAGTAGTTAAAGTAGTGATATTATTTGATGAATAGTAAGATTGACGCATCTTAGCGGCGCAAGTACCGGTGGAGATGGTAACATTTCCACTGGTAGTATTTTGTGCGGTGATTACTTTTTCAATCGTGCAACCCTGATCTATTACAAGATTAACAGTTTGTTTTTGGAGGGTTAATGCCACAATCTTCTCCCTTTAAAATAGTATAGTGTTGATATAGTTGTTTCTATACTATTTATATGATAAAGAAATTTGTGGTATGTGGGTACAAGACAAAGAGCGATTCCACCAATTGCTTTTTGTCTTCCTTAAAACAACAAAGTAGTCTCACATAACTAGCTTGTGGGGGTTTGTTATGTGAATTTGCTGTTTATTTTAAATTCTATCTTTATGATCTGCAAATATATTTGTAGATATACAAATTCTATCACCTTTTACATAATGTGGTGTTACATAATGTTCTAACCAACCCGGGAATATATAACCTGTTCCTTCTTTAGCTGTAGTAGGCATTTCAGTATTATCAGCAAAATTTATATCCCATCTACAAGCAGGTCTAGGGTCTAAATGATAAAATGAACCAGGTATTGTATTAGAATCGGTCTGATCATCTAACATATTATTTGGTACTTTTACATAATATGTAGTAGAAATATCTGCTTTGGGGTGTGTATGTACTTTAGAATAATCACCGGGTCCATATATCATACCCCAAGATACAAGTCTAGTATTATCACCCATAACATGGCCTTCCATTATATGGGAATAATATTTTATAATTTGTTCGGTTATTTTTTTATGGAATTCTCTAACAAATTTATTATCAGATTCAATTAATTCAAAATTGGTATGATAACCGTGAGGTCCTGCCATTGAATATTGATTAGTATTATTAGTATCACTATTTCTCATTTCATATATGAAGTTTACTAATCCTTCATTCAATTCTTTAAAATTTTCAAATTCATATTCTCCTATTGGTGTAGGATAAATATTTTCAATTTTCATTATACAAGATTTGTGGGGAGTCTATGTTCTTCCTAATGAAGTATCGGGGTTAATAGGTTCAGGCCAAACAGCATCATCCGGATCACTTAAGTCTTTTGTCATATCTCTTAATGCTTGCCGATATATTTTTACTTTGTTAGACATTTCAGAAGTATCAGATAAGGCAGCCCAATCTGTAGCTGCTAAAGCCTTATCTCTCGCTTCTCTTAACATTTTAAATTTCTGCAACAGCTCCGTCGCTGCAGCATTGGAGTTTGACACCTTTTCCCATGTATTTTCCCAAACCCCGGTTTTATTACCATCAGCATCCACACATTCTGCCGTGCCAGAAATGGTCCACGTATAATAGGTCGGCTGGTGCTTTCCGCTTATTGTGTTTGGATCATTAGTATTATTATCAAATATACAATATCCTAGTGCCGTTAATTTGGCTTTAGTCATATTTTCTGTAAAACCAGCAACGGCTTCTATTAAATTGACCTCCAAATACAAGTTTCCTACAGGTTTATTTTTTTCTAATTTTTTATAAGTCTTCATATTATTTGCCTTTTATAGTTAAATCCTGATGAGTCGGATCTTAATTATCATGCCCGTTGGCCAACATTCCTCCGCCGGCAGCGTTTGGAAAATAAGCTATTTTGTTATTTCTTGACATTATTATTCTCACTGCTCCTTGACCTCCTGTTCCACCGCTCCCATTACTTTGTGAACCGCCGTGTCCACCCCCAAAATTACCACCGCTTCCGCCGGACAAATGGGTGCCTGCCAGGCCCGTATCTCCACCGCTACCGCCGCCACCTGGCCCACCTCCGAACGCACTGCCGTTGTGGTCACGCGAGCCTCCCATGCCTCCAGTGCCTTGACCATATAAACCAACGCCGCCGCCTCCGCCGCCGCCCATCTCTCCTGTGCCACCTCTACCGCCGCCTCCGCCGCCTCCGCCGAATGCAGCGGGATCGTTAATGTTTGAAACACCGCCGAGAACTGTTGCATTCTGAGGGTTGTGTCCAGGGCCACCGGTTCCACCATATCCAGCTGCACCCCCACCTCCGGGTCCACCCATGTTATTTGTGTCTTGTCCTCCAGTTCCTCCGGAATGCCCAGCATCATATGTTCCGGAAACTGTACCTCCAGCGCCACCTGTTCCGGTGTGTCCACTTCCATCTCCATGACCGCCGCCTCCTCCGCCGGCAGTAGTTGTAACACCACCTACAGTAACGGCCGAACTTTCTCCAGCCGTGCCGGTACTACCTGATCTGGCCCCGCTTCGGCCAACTAATACTGTTACTGTATCACCCGCTGATACCGGTACATTATTTCTATATGCTAAAGCACCACCGCCACCGGCTTGACCTGAATTAGATACTCCAGATCTGCCACCGCCTCCAATACATACATAAGATATATGTGTTATAGTTGCCGGAACAATCCAACTATAAGATCCAATTCCTGTAAATACAACATCATTTATTAAATTTTTCGCATACACTCTATCAAAAGTAGGTGAATCTTCTTCTCCAACTGCTTGCCAATCGGCTTCATTAAAACTAGGATTGTCCCAAGTATTTAAACTTTGATTCGGTGCCGCGGCTTTAATTTGGGCCCATGTCCCATAGGTTGTTTCATAAACAAATGTATTATCTCCAACAGTATGTATTGCTCCAGCGGAAGGGCTAGTAGGAAATGCCATAATTTATCCTCTTATTTAAATGTTGTTCTTTATTTTAAAAATTAATTACTTTAAGTTATTGCGTGTTTGACGATTACTGCTCCGCCTCCACCTTGTCCTCCAGAAGAATACAACGCCGCGGGCTCATCACCACCGGCTCCACCACCGCCTCCTCCATAAGAACCGCCACCACCTCCGGCGTTCTGTCGATCTCCGAAAGTACCGTACTGACCTCCCACAGGACCAAAACCGGGTTCGTGTGTGCCTGACTCTAGGCCGCCACCTCTACCCCCTTTATAAAATCCAGCTCCTCCTGCGGCAATACGGGTGACTGGACAATTCAGTCCGTCTGTATCCGAAGCTCCACTACCTCCACCACCAGTATAGTATGATGCATTTCCAGCTCCTCCAGCGCCGGTGAGGCCAGTCAATAACAGACCTGCATTAATTGGACCATTTGATCCGCTGCCTCCACCACCAGGTGCACGTGATCCTGCACCTGCAGCCCCTGCATTACCGGCAATGTCATTTGCAACATACAGGCCACCTGCGCCTCCTGCGTCATTATAGGTAGCTCCACCAGAAGCAGTACCTCCAGCCGCTGCCGGGCCAGTATTGACAAGGCCTACAGCACCCCCACCTGCTACCAGATTAAGACTACCACCAACAAAAGAACTTGTGCCGCCGGCCGACGCGCCCAATCCACCTGCTCCGACTGTTACTACATGATTGACAGCAGTAACTGTTGCAGCGGCTGAATGTACGAAGCCTCCGCCACCACCACCTCCAGAGGTAGTAGGACTACCATGTGCTCCTCCGCCTCCACCGCCACCGATGACATAAAGGGCGGCTGTGATAGATGTATCAGAAAGAAATACACCAGAAGCGTGAAACGTATGAAGTTCATAATAAGTTGATCCATCTAAAACCCAAGAAATAATGCCTCCGGAATCACCACCTCTTATATTTTTAGTCCACACATTAGCACTACCAGTCTTATCTACCAAAGTCCAAAGAACTTCTGTTCCATCAGTTTTTGTTTGCAGATAAATATCACCTACTCTGAAAGTAACTCCTCCAATAGTAGAATCGGCGAATGTTTGAGAAACATGTGCAGTTCCACCAGCTTTAATAAAATCAGTTTTTTCACCGCCTGAAATTTCCATCCAAAAATAATTTGTTCCTTCTACAACTCTCAAATATGTTATCCCAGTCACAGTATTAAACCACATCTGCCCTACTTGTGGATTTAGAGGTGCTGTTGCTAATGATATTTCTCTTTTTTCAATAGCCGCCTGCAACATTATACCTGATTTTTGACCGATATTTCCTATGATTCCACTCATGTCTTATTAACTCCTATTATTATGCGTTGTTCTGGTCGATGTATGTAACGTGAATATCACAATCGACATCTGTATCTAGAGGAATATATTGATATCGCTGTAATGTACCACCTTGCTGGGCAATTGGAGTTTGCAAAGCAGCTGAATTCATTGGTTCTACATAATTTGCTGCTCCAAAACCATTAAAAGAAAACTTGTCGTTAAAAACAAATGTTTCACCTGCGACTGCTATAACTTTAACAAGTATCATGATAGAAGCGTTGGTGTCAGCTCCAGCGTGGTGATCATGTCCAGTAATTGCAAGTTGGAAGGTATCTCCCGCTGTTCCAATACTAACCGAATAAACAAAGGTGCTTAATACAGTATAAATGTGATGTACAGCTCCAACAATTAAATCTTGTGTTGCATCTGCATCACCAAAACTAAGGGCATGGAGTGTTTCTGTTCCTGCCGCTACGGATAAAGCCATTTTCTATTTC